AATACCAATGTTTTGGCCGTTTGCTTCAATCCATCCGGTTTGAAGATCAAATTCAGTAACACCATTGAGTGATGATAACTTCCCACCCTTGATAATGTTAGCGGTCAACCCCTCGGTTGCGACATTCTTGGCCGTGACATTGATAAGATTGGCCTTGCTCGCATCGATTTCATCGATATGAGCAGTGCCAATTTGGGCCTTGCCAATCATGGACTTTTTAATCACCCCGTCTTTAATGTAGGTTTTTTCACCAACGGAAAGCAAGCCCTCGTTAATTCTTATTGAGCCGTCCGGATTTAAATTCAACTGTCCCAGCACGTCCCCGGCGCTGTTGAGATTGCGGATTGAATATCTATCATTTAGCTGTGTGACTTGCGTCCGTACCGCCTCGATAGGTTCAGCGCTGTCTTCAGGAGCAGGTTGCCATTTACGGTCGTTCGAACCCTCGTAAAAATCAAGCTCGGTCATAAATAGACCGCCCCATTTATTTGGGTTGTTTTTGTCAAACTCAAATTGAAGATAGCCATCATCAAATTCACCGATATTAAACTTAAAGGTTTTCTTAACTGCTTTTGAGTTGTTAAAAACAGGTCCGTCTGTCCATTGTGGTCTTCCGTCAAATACCAATTGTTTTTCTTCAAAGTCTGCCGTTGACCCTTTTTTTCGCTTGCAAAAATAAATCTTGAGATATTTTGAGTTATTGTCAAATCCAAGGATATTCAACATGTAGTCAACGTTTTGTTTTACAATAAAGCGTGGACTTTTGACAACCGCACCCGGTCTCAACTCAAACATTCGTTTCTGACCGTTAAAGTAAAAGCTGTGAGCTGTGAAGCCTAATCTTCCGTTTGCTTCAATCCAATATTTCAACCCATCATCTGCCCTCGAATTTCGGAGCATGTTAGGACCACCTTGCGTTGAATACTTCCCAACCTCTGTCTGGAATACCTCGCTAGACATAACCAAGCGTGATAGCTTATCGGGTGCGTCCGCTTCGGACTTGCCAAGGATACGCTCATAGAGTAGTGATGTTTCTTTGACTTTCTGAAAGTCAATCTCATTTACCTTACCAGCAATCTGACTAGATAGCGTGGTTAGTTGTCCATCAATACCTTGTCTAAATTCAGCTAGCTTGGCTTCATTGTCCCTTGTCAATGCTTCAAAGCGTTGCTTGGTACTCTCGACATTTTCGACATAAGTATTCTTAGCAACATAATCGCTTGATAATCGCTCACGAATAGCAATAATCTGATTGGTCGTTTCTTCTCGTGAATACCGCTTGAGTTCGTCAGATAGCTTCTCGCGCTCGATTTGGACGTTAGTCCTAAACGCGTTTAATTCTCTGACATTCTCGTTTGCGATTTCTTTCGCTTCCTGTCCCAAATCGGCGCTAGCTCTAGCTCTTGCTAGTGCTTCCGCGCTACGAATGTTAGCTTCTGCGATGGCACGGTCAGTAGTAGTCTTGGCTTCTTCTAGTTGTCTATCGACTTCCTTTTTGACCTTATCCACATCTTCAGTATCAATGCGTTTCTCCCACATCGTACCATTCCAGATGTACATTCGGTCATAGAGACCATTCTTTTCAAACCAGATATCGCCGACTTTATGCTCGATATTCGCATCTGGCTTGTTATACCAGACCTTGTTTCCCTGGGCATTTAACAGATACTTAGGTAGGGTATCTACTAACTGTTTCTGGCTCTTGGCAATATCAGAGACTTGCGTAGCAAGACCGCTAGTCATTGCCGAGCGAATACCTTCGCCAATAGTTCCGACTTCGACGCTGTCATTAACACCCCTCAAGACGTCAAATACAATCGTCGTCAACTTGCCATCTTCGCTAGTGATGCCAATTGGTGGGTAGTAGATGGGCACAATATCGCATAGCTCCGCTTCTTCTAAAATCTGATTTGATGCATGATCCTGCGCCTTAGAAAGATCCACATACTCGATTTTAGTATTGATTTTAGGAAGCCCTACGTTATTGTTGATAATGTAGGCATTAGCAAGAGATTTCAGCTTTTCAGCAGTCGGAACTTCTTTCTCTTTAAATGATGAACTAAAGTCGACGATTTCAACCCGTCGCTCGTTGTATAGCCCTACATATTTGCTGTCAATGTACTTCTCGGGCAACTCAACCGTGATAGCCTCAGTACGGCTGTCAGTAGATCCCGTACTATCTGGAGTGTAGGTAGCATAAGGATAGATACTGGTATACGTGGACCCAATATCCTGCTCGTCTTCTGCAGATAAGATATTTCTGCCGTATTCCAACACAATTGGAGACTTGCGCCCGAGTTGTTTATGCAGCCGAATAGTTGTGTTATCAAACTCAAACTCACCGCCCCAGACGTCCAGAATAGATCCTTCTTTCCCACCAAGGGCCTCACGGGCATTCTTGACGTTGGCAATATCCCAGTTTGTCCGATTGGAAGTGGTAATATCAGACCATGTATCAAAACGAATACCACCTAATGTGTTGGAAGCCCAGATGGACAATGCGCTAGAAGCTGTACCATTGACAAGCGTCCTATTACGCATAGCCATAAACTCGGTCAAGTGACTGATATGCTTCGCGTAGATTTTAATGATACCCTTGCTTGATTTCACAATCCTCGAGATGTAGAATGTCTGGTTCTTGGTCCGCAAACCAGCGTCAGACTTAATACGCATATCGTTTTTAAACACGCTAGCAAGTCGCCCACTTGCTGGGTACTCAATGTACAGGGTGTAATTCCCGTTACGCTCCCTTGTAACAAGGGCCTTGGTTGCGTCGATTTCACCAAGGCCGTATGTTTCAAACGTCGTTTCATTAGCTTTATACAAAATAGGCTTCATGCTTTAACCCCCCAGTATGGAGTCAGCTCGACTGAGAAGTTCCCGTCCCAGCTAATCAGATTACGTCCAGGATCCAAGTATGGCATCTGGTACTGTGGCGCTCTTACAACCTTATCCCAGGCTGGTAGATTACCAGAGTAGATCTGCCCTGCTTGCATATCTAATACAATAGATCCCTGCACGTCCTTTAACATAGTCCTGCGCCCGTTGATTGAGAGGGTGGTTGTTCCATTCCCTGTCAACTTAATGATTGGTTTCGCTTGAACGTTACCCTTACCATTAATAGCTAGGCCGTTTGACACTGACATCTTAGCAAGTCCGTCTTTGTAGAACTTAATCGGGTGGCATTTGAAATTCAGCTTGATTGTCCCGAATTGCTTCATAATGGTAGCAATCTCAAACGTTTCAATATAGCACGCTTTATAGACAAATTCTGGCTCCCAGGAAAGAGTCAAATCTTTGTAGCCGTCAACCAATAGCCAATTCGAGATGTCCACAGCAACCTCGGAAAGAGGTTTATTTGACTTGATCGTGCATGGAAGCTCGATTGGTTTTGATTTTAGCCTTTTATTTGGAATGATAAGTTCACCATCGCGCCCAGGAACTGCGATAACTTCTACATCATTTCCTGTTGATGTGATGATGTAATCCTTAGTCACGCGCAATCCATGTGTAAGACTGGATACGCCATTAAAAATAAAATTTCCCATTAAGCCATTCTTCCTCCTTCCAAGTTAGTGTAGTAGGCCATTTCACGTAGCAATCTACGCATATTTTCGGGACTAAAAAAGTCGTCATTTGCTGTGCCGTTGGCATTCAAGTTGTAATTGTTTGTCACATTTGAATTTGACACACTGCTAGATCCGCCAAAACGACCAGCAAGGGACGCATTCAATCCGCTTGCAATCTCTGCAGATTTCGGAAGATTAAAGCCAAACCCGCTAGCTAATTGCTTACCGCTATCAATCGTCTTATATGCTAAATTCGACATTGAGTCCTCGACGTAGTAGCCAAATTTAGAAATACCGACTGCCATCCCTTCTGGAATAGCGCGTCCGATTTGGTCTCTAAAGACTTTTGATGGTGAGTTAATCCGCAAAACAGATCGTGCTGCACCGACTGCAGCATCCGCAATAGATGCTGCCGCACTTGCTACTGATCCAGCCATTGCATAGATACCAGCGCTTAGACCTTCACCGATAGACATACCAGCGTTATATCCACCGCCAAATCCGCCGGACATGTTAGCATGCGCTATGCTTCTCAAATAGCTGGAAGCACCACCTACGGCTCCACCTTGACTTGAGACACCGCCTGCAACTCCAGAACCAAATTGATGCCCAGCACGGCGACCATCTGAACCAAGAGAAGCCACGCTCTGATTAGCAGTTGATTGCCGTCCTTTTGAAGATGTGCTTACCTGTCCTTGTTTGGTGCCAATACCAAGAGAGATACCTCCACCAAACTGCTGACCAGCGGTCATACCTTTAAATGTCATCGATATCATTTGGCCAGCCGCTGCAATCGTCATTGCTGCACTTGATGCAGCAACTGAACCTTGAGCAGAACCGATACCAGTGGATACACCTCCACCGAAGTTAGAACCAGCGGTCTGTCCTTCGCCTCCTAAGGTGCTGATAGCACCTACTGCAGTGGATTTGATAAAATCACTGGCAGTCTGTACAAGTGGTGAGCTTTCAGAAATACCTTGAGCATAGTTACTGCTCATTTGAGCACCGCTATACTTGGCTTCTGTTGGCAAGTTGTTGAATGCTTGCTTAGACGCCTCTGTCATTTCAGATGTAGCTTGTTGGACATCTGGTTGACCGGCACGGATGCCCTCTGCAGTCTTGGTAGCTACTTCACGACCTTTGACATCAAAGCCGGCATCTTGTAATGCTGTTCTGAATTCGTCACCAATCGCGGTCACCATGGCCTGAATTTCTGGTGCAAGCTCTACTCCGGTGGCATTAATACCACGTAGGAATCCCTCCTTAGCCTTGTCACCAGCTTCCGACCACTTGGTATTTAATGCGCCTAACTGCTCGTCTGACGCGTCTACCAATGCTTGTGTCTGGTCGGCCATTTTAGGACCAGCCTGCCGTAATTGCTCAATAAGACCTTGGTCCAATCCACGACGTGCCAAAGTTTCAAGATTTCCAGCCCACTTGTCAACTGCTTCAATATTTTTTTGCAGATTTGCGGTCATCTGATCTGCAGATATAGCAGATTGCTGTTCGATTGCCTGGAATGCGTTCTGTACATCGGATTTCATCTGTTCGAACTGCGCCTTCATGTCTTCAACCAGCTTGCGCTGATCGTCGTTCATGTTTTCCCACGCTAAGGACATGCGACCTACTGCGTCTTCTGTAGATTTAGCTTGTAAATCGTTGTTCTTTTCTATCGTCTCGGTCAGTTCATTGTCGGACTCTTCAGTCTTCTTGATATCCTCTTGTAACTTCTTGACTTCTTCGTTGTATTTCTGTTTAGCTTGGCTCTTTATCGCGTCCCTAGCAGTAGAGCTTGAAAAAATACCGTTCTCAGCGTTATCAGTTTCTTTAATAAGATTTTGGTACTCTTTCTCGAGCTCCTTCATCTTATCTTTGATATCAAGGCGTTTCTTGGCATTCTCAACCATCTTAGCATTGGCAGCCTCAACCTCAGCCGAAGCCTTGGACGCTTCAATCTGTTTGCGAATGGCATCCGTGGTCATGTTGATGGTTCCGGTTGCCTTATCGTACTGAATATTTA